ATAGCACTAACGCCAGCAGCACCGATCTTAGTTGCACCTGCACCTATTGCTGCCATATTTCCAACGCTACCAAGAGCCTCAGTAACGCTAACTGTTTGATAATCGTGTCTAAAATCAGAAATTATAGTATCAGGCATATAAATTGCAATTGCACTTTTTATTCTATTTAATTTAGGTTTTAAATCAATTTGAGTTGCGAGAGCCGCAGCAACTCCAACTTTGGCTATATCTGTTGCAGCACCATTAATAGCGTCAGTTTTAGAACCACCACCAGCTACACTAAGTAAACCTTGTATTGTACTAACAGCAGCTTGACCGAACGCGGCTGAGCCTGCTCCAGTTCCAGATATTAAACCACCATTACTTTGCGTTATATTGTGCACTAAATCATAATTCGCGGCAGATGCTGACATGTTAGCGCCAACAGTCTGTGAAACATCATATTTTGATGTTTGTGGAAGATTGATGTAAAACATCATGTAATGTTGGGTGTCTGAGTTACCTAAATCATAAGGATACCTTAAGATTTCATAACTATATCCTGAGCTGCCAACAGAACTGTCAAGTGCTGCGAGTTCCCCAGTTGGTTGTGTACCGAGAGTTAGGGTCGGATTTATTTGATTGCTTGCCATAGTTGGATAAATACCTGATTATAACCACTCTTATTTATATGGCATACTCCGGAAGATATTACCCAAAAAACCCAAAGAAGTACACTGGGGACGTTACCAATATTTGGTATCGTAGTCTTTGGGAAAGAAAGACTATGGACTGGTTTGATCGTAATGATAGTATTTTAGAGTGGTCTAGTGAAGAACTGATTATCCCTTATATTTCTCCTTTAGACAATAAATATCATAGATACTTTCCAGATTTTGTTGCAAAAGTTAAATCGAGAGACGGAAGTACCAAAAAATATGTAATAGAAGTGAAGCCTGAGAAGCAGACAAAGCCTCCTGAGAAGCCAAAGAAAGTGACCAAAAGAGTGATCAATGAGATCGCGACTTGGGGAGTTAATGAGGCTAAATGGAAAGCTGCTGTGGACTTTTGTGAAGATCGCGGTTGGGAATTTAAGATTATTACAGAAAGAGAGTTAAATATAAAATAATGTCAAAACTACTTGATAAAATTGGTGCAGATTTAGGCAAAACTGGGTTAACTCTCAGAACAACCCAATCACGAACTTGGTTGAGACAAAATGTCAAAAACCTTTCTGTTGATCGCAAAGACATAACAAAAGATAAAAACCGAGCAACTAATAAGTTTCTTCCTGGAAGAATGTACTTCTTCTTTTATAATCCTAAATTAAAGGATGTTCTACCATTTTACGATCGTTTCCCTTTAGTAATCCCAGTTGAAAAATATCCAGATGGATTTCTTGGGTTAAACTTACACTACCTTCCAATCAAATATAGAGTTATTCTATTAGACAAACTTTATGATCTTCTAAATAATGATAAGTATGATGATACGACTAAACTGAGAATAAGTTATGACATTTTGAGTGGCACAAAACGATTCAAAGAATTCGCACCTTGCCTAAAGAGATATTTAACTAACCATATTCAATCTAAGTTAATTCAGGTTGAACCTGACAAGTGGGAAACGGCAATATTCTTGCCTGTTGAACAATTTGTTAAAGAGAAGGCATCAAAAGTACAGAAACTATCAGTAGAGTCATTTTAATGGCATTTAACGTACAACAATTTATTAATAGTATAGGTTCTCAAAATGAGTTCGCAATGTCGAACAAGTTTGAGGCGAGAATTTGGATTCCTCCTGTTATGAATGGCACGATTGATAGTAAATATCTGGCATTTAGATGCGATGCCGCAGAACTCCCAGGTGTTGATATTACAGCAATTGAGTTTACCCATTATGGATTCAAACAGAAAATTCCTCATCATCTAAACTTTGCTCCATTGACATTATCTTTTTATGTAACTTCAAATATGTCAGAGAGAACTTTCTTTGATGTTTGGATGGATCATATGATTGGCTTCCATACTGGACTAGCTTCATATCCACTAGATACAAGTGGCGGAGGAGTAAATAATTTTGCTAGAATTGATCTAGTGCAATTTGACGTATCAGCTTATGAACAATATATTGCAACAGTAATTGACGCTTTCCCAATATCTATCGCACCGATGAGTTTAAACTGGGGAGGAAGTGATACTCATCGTTTACAAGTAACTTTTGCTTATAAGAAATGGTTAACTGCTGATACAAAAAATGTTACTGTTAATGCTCCACCTGGAAATATTACAGAAACATTACCACCATCAAATGCTGGGCAAAGTGCTAGCAGCGTATCCAATAACACTAATCCACCATCTTCCGGAAGTCGTCCAGATCCAGCGACGATACCTAATCGTGAAATTTCTTCTGACGTTGCCCCTAAATCCTAATTTTGTTTAATGAGGTTATTATAAATGAAACTGCCTACAATATCTACCCCGATTTATGAAGTGAAATTTCTTTCAAGAAAAGAGCCTGTGAAGTTCCGACCATTTTTGGTTCGTGAACAAAAACTAATGATGCTTGCTGTTGAAAGTAATGATATTAAAGAAACGATTGATCTTATGAAACAGATCGCTAAGAACTGTATCTTAGATCAAAATATTGACGTTGAAGAATTACCTATTGCTGATCTTGAAATTCTCTTTCTGAATTTAAGAGCAAGATCAATGGGCGAAAAGATGAGTGTTTATTATAAGTGTAAGAATATAGTTCCTGCTGCTGATGACGGAACTGAAGAATGCGGTATGGTGATAAACGTTGATGTAAACTTATTAGAAGTTCCAGTCATCAATACTGAATTTGATAAAAAAATTAAAATTACAGATGATGTTGGTATGCAATTGAAATATCCATCATTCAACTTTATTAATGATATATTAAATCAAGATAATACGAATAATCCAGACGCAATTGATACTGAATTTAAAGCTGCTGCAATGTCAATTGAATTCATATATGACAAGGATAATGTATACTATGCAAAAGATGCTACTCTTGATGAGCTTTTAGAGTTTGTTAATAATTTACCTCAAGAGAAATATAATTTGATTGGTGAGTTTTTAAATAAGACACCAACGGCTAGTAAAACTACACACGTTAATTGTCCAAAATGCTCATTTGCACATACTTTTGTGCTGGAGGGTCTAAACGATTTTTTTACTTGAGCTTTGGTAAGGATGCATTGAAAGAATATTACAGTTTAAATTTCTCATTATTATATCATCATAAAATTGATTTTAATTTATTTGAAGATATGATCCCTTGGGAAAAAGATGTTTATATCGCAATGCTCGTTAACAAAGTAAAAGAAGAAAATGAAAAAAGAAAATTAGAAGCTGCTGAAAGAAAGGCAGCAGCAAGCAAGAGAACTAGAAGATGAAGAAACGATCCAGAGGAAGTACGCCAACAGGATTATCTTTGAGAGAGATAGCAATGGAGCTTTTGAAAAAAGATCCTAATATCTCTTGGGAAGATGCCGAGAAAAAGGCAAAAGATTACCAGAAAGCCAAAGAAAGGATAACTGAAACTGGCTTCAGGCATCAACTTGCTGAAAATCTTTTCGGCAAAATGGGTAAGCCTATGGTGCGTTTCTTTGAAGATAAAGATAAAACTGCTGCAGCTGCTAAAACTGTTAATGAAGTCGAGTCGAGAAAAAAGCGACCAGCTAGTGATAAAAAAGAAGAAAAAAAAGAAAGTCAACCAAAAGAAAATCTTTCTAAGAAAGAATTAGAAAAGATCGCAAAAGAATTAAAAGAATTTAAATCTGAACTAAAGTATGCTAATAAAGATATTAAAGAAATACTGAGTAAATTAGAAATTCAAGATAAGAATCAAAAACAGACTTCAGAAAGTATTAAGAAAATATCAGAAACTGTCAACAAAGTTGGCGAACGCCTTTCAGTCAAAGAGTTTACTGTTGGAAAAGGTAAAAATGCACAAACATACGTTTATGATCCATTAGCTCCAGAAGGTAAGCAGGTAAGAGAAAAGGGTGGTGGTGCTAGATTTGCTTCTAAGGAAGGAGGCGCAACCAGCCCATATCAAAATGTATTAAATAAGGCAGCATTAGCAGGAACTAAAAATAATAGTATTAGCGGTGCCGCAATTGCGCCAACTGAGTCAGAAGCTAATCTTCCTGCACCAGAAGCTACTGTTCTCCCAACAGATTTATCTAAAAACCCAGAAACTAACAAAACCTCAGAAAGAATATCAAATGTTGATTTACTTTCTGAACTTAAAAAATTAGAAAAACGATTAGTAGATTTAAAAAAATCTGCTTCTGACTTAGTAAAACCAGAAGCTATTGCTCCTACTCCAGTTACTATTTCAGTAAAACCAGAAGCTGTCGCTCCTACTCCAGTTACTGCTTCTACTCCAACTCCAGTAAAACCAGAAGCTATTGCTCCTGCTCCTGCTCCAGCTTCAGTAAAACCAGAAGCTGTCGCTCCTACTCCAGTTACTGCTTCTACTCCAGCTTCAGTAAAACCAGAAGCTATTGCTCCAGCTTCAGTAAAACCAGAAGCTATTGCTCCTGCTCCAGCTTCAGTAAAACCAGAAGCTATTGCTCCTGCTCCAGCTTCAGTAAAACCAGAAGC